TACATCCATATATTTCACTTAACTGATTTGCAAAAAATCCTACCATTCCACCACCTAAAGCACATAATATTGCATATAATAATTTTTTCTTATCCATTTAATCAACTCCTCCTACAAATTACTATTTCTCTTTTTTACTTTCCCCAATTATATCACTTACTGTGAATTATTTAAACATTTTGCTTGCTAAATTGTGTATAAATTTGTGCTGTTTTGTGGTAAGTGTGACCAAAGTGTGACAATTTTGCGTAAAAACGCAAGAAAAAAGCACTTGCTAAACCATAGCAAATGCAAAAGAATACCCGAAAGAAATTGTTAGCGAAGCGATATTTCTTTCGGAAAAGGAGCAGTAGCGCCAAGGCTTTGGCTGCTTTTTGCATAAAAAAAGCAGCTAGCCTTTTAGCTAACTGCGACGTGGTTGCGGGGGTAAGATACTTTTTTGATTACAAACAATAAAAACGTTGATATATCAACGTTTCGTAAATCTTAATTTTTTTGGTTACAGCCGTAGTACAGTCGTAAAATAAAATACAGTTAAAAGTCCATTTCTTTAGATATTTCTTTAATATTATACACCTTATTACTCTTTTTATCAACTAATTGTATCTCAAAATCGCATACTCCCAAAAATTTATAAATCATATCAAAGTTTGGGTTACTGTGTTCGGTTTCATAATTAGATATAGTATTCTCAGCAAGGCTCAATTTTTTACCAAGTTGACTTTGTGTAAGCCCTCTCATTTTTCTAACATTTCTTAATATTGTCCCTAGCATTTTCCCACCTCATATTTTATTATGGCAAATATCTAAGTAAATATCATAAAATCTCGAGATACTTGATGTTTTTGTTAAAAATTGATATAATTTGTCAAGATAAAAAGGTGGTGGTAAAGTGGATAACGATTTTATACTCGATAGAGTAAATGAGGGTACAGCCTCTCTAAAAGAAAATAAAGAGTATATAACCAAAGAAAATGCCTACACTAAATTAACGTATGATTTTTTTAAAACCTTAACTGAGGAGCAAATAGTACAATTTGATACTATAATAGATTTGGTAGGAGATATGCAAAAAGACGAGTTAATACTCGCATATCAAACGGCTATCGAAGATGTTAAAAAGGAGTTTAATGTACCCTATTATGTGTTTGAGGAGGTAGTAGAATATTACCAACGTGGTAAACCTATATCAAGACGAGATAACGCCATAGCGTTAATAAATTTAGCAAAACTAAATAATAGGCTTACCGAGACGCAAGCTCAAGTTTTAAAAGATTTGTGTAAATAGGCATAAAAAAAGAGCGAGACCGTTTAAGTCTCGCTTTTAATTTTAATATAATTTAATGTTATCCCAGCGTGTAGTACCGTTTTTAACGTTTAGATTTACTTGTCTTTGTACCTCAGCATAATTAGACCCTAGAGCTTTTTTTCTAGCGTCTCCATTACCAAAGTCTCCTCTAATTGTTTTACGTACTAACTCTAAAATATCTACGCTAGGTTTAGGAGCTGGTTTATTTGCGTCCATAATTTCGTTTACTCTAGCTTGTACCTCGTTATAGTTGTATCCCTCAGCTTCTAATTTTTCTTTTCTTTCAGGATAGTTTCCATATTTACCAGCGATAACATCTTTAGCTACCTCGTCTATTGACTTAGTAGGTTTAGGCTCTATTGGAGCTGTAACTTTTCCAATAGCTGGGTTTACGATACAGCCTCTAAAAATGTATCCACTACCTAAGCCCCAGCGTCCATTGTTATTAGTTCTTACACTATTCCAAAAAGCACTTGAGCCGTAACCACTCTCGCTAGTGTATATTTGATTAGTGCTGTCTATTCTTTCAACAATAGCCACGTGTCCCGCTCCGTCGTTACCGCTTAGAGTGTTACCTTTTTGCCATACCATAATACCACCTAAAGTAGGTACGTTAGATATTTCTAAACCGTATGTATTTTTAGCTCTTTCGATAAAGTTTTCGGCGTTACAATTTAAGCTAGGGTATTTCATAGACCCTATAATTTCATTAAATCGACCACAAGCATAACCAACACAGTTAGCTAATACATTACAGTCTTTATCAGTTGGGCTACCTTGTATACAAGTAGAGTACCCGCCTTTAGATTTTGTTATATAAAATTTATTACCCGCACTTGGTTTACTCGTTCTCATTTTCATTGACAGCCACCTCCTCTAAATTTTCTACTACTCCGTCCTCAACTAGGACGTCAATACTATCCGTATTAAAAGTTGTTTGAATTTCTAAATTTTCCATACTTTTTACCTCCTTTTGGAAAAATTTAAACGCCCTAAAATCGATTTTAAGGCGTTTCTATTATTTAACTAATATAATTTGATTACCCATTTTTAGGGTTATTATCGTCTCTCAACTGTTCCAAGACCTCTTTTAATTTATTGGGTAACGGTACCCCCATACCTCCTAAGTTTTCAATAATAGATATACCGTCATTGGCTACAAAGAAATAAATAACTAAAGTACGTATTGCTCCAGTATTACCCATAATTTGGTCTACCTCAACAGCTAAAGCTACTGTAAGTAAATAAGCAAACTTTTTAATAATACCTTTTATACCTACTTTACTGTTTAATTTCTTTTTATATATTGCTTTACATATCCCACTAATATAGTCGATTACTATAACTATTAAAAGTGTTTGTAAAGCAATATCCCAGCCTCCTAAGAGATATACTATTCCAGTTAATACCGTACCAGTTATAAAATTTATAAAACTTTTCATATATTCCCTCCTTATTTTTTACGCTGTTCTATACCACATATACACCTCAAAATACGGTGGCATATATGTATGTGTATGGGAGTTTAATGTGTGGGTGTGTCCCGCATTACCACCAAAGGCAAACTTAATGGTCGACCAGTGATTAGTTGAGCCACTAGCACCATTTACGGGGTTTTCTTTGTTTGCTGAAAAATGCCCGCTACCGTTACTACCATAAGTTAATACACCAGCGACGGCACCGTCAATATATGGTAATTGGCTCTCCGTCAATACAGTTGACCCCGTCGTATTAGTATTGGGGCTATCGGTAGTTCTCGAGCCTCCCATTACTTTTGGTGTACTACCAGTAGCCCACAAAAACCTACCCTCTATTTTAGTCCAAGTACCGCCGAACAGCGTAGCTGGGCTTGTACTGTCTACGCTCATATAAATTGAGCCTACTGGATATAAAATATCACTCAACAACTTTTTATTGTGAGTGATACCTTTACTATCCCAATATGTATTATTTTTTAATTTTATACTTTGAGCCATATAAAATATGACTTATCATTTAAGCTGTACGACACCATATATAACACGTAAAATATGGTTGGATATTACTTGTACTACCAGTATTACCGTGATTATGAGCTTTACCTCCTCCAGTATTACCAGTATAAAGATAAGTATAAGCACCCGTTTGGTTCCAATCAACTTGCGATATGTTTACTGTATTCCAGCCTCCGCCACCGTCTCCACGATTAGATATTTGAATATCGCTAAAATATTCATAAATACCGTCGTGTCGGTGTGTTGGTATTTGTTCTACTGTTAAAGTACAATTTCCCGTACTATGTAAATGTGTCTTAGCTCCTCCAGTTTTCTTTACTGTGTTAAAATCAGCGTCGTTAGTATCTACACCCACCAAAGTACGACCTTGAGATATTAGCTCCCAAGTACCGCCAAACCATTTAGTCGGGTTAATATTTACTACACTAAGATAAATACTCCCAACTGGAAAATATGGGTGTGGATACATTTTTTCATTATTTATATTTTTTAATTGTATACTTTTACTCATTTATCTATTTTTGTTAGAGTTTATTGATAAAAACTAAGATGTATACCAAGTCCCCGCTAGATACCTATATTGGATAAGATTTACCGCATAAGAAAAATGTAAAAAACTCAAATAGCTATTACTTGCTTTTTGTACTAAAGCACAACTAACAGCTCCGTTTATACCTATATACCACCAACTAAAGCCTTGAGGAGCATTATTTACGATATGTTTTTTAAACTCCTCTAAACCAGCACTCCCCGACGAGCCAGTATTAAAAGCGTACATTGTGGGTAAGTGGTTTGTTGTTATATAACCACTATCGTTGGATAGTTGACTTGTTTTAATCGGTATACTAGCTTTTATATTGTCGATAGTTGTTTCTAAATCGGTATGCTTATAACTAATTGATTTACTATCCCAATATGTATTATCCTTTAGTTTAATCGATTTAGCCAATTAAACCACCTCTAACAAATAACCTCCTTACTTTGGAGATTATTAAAGATAAAGGAGATACGCTTAAATAATAAGTGTACCTCCTCTCTTTGTTTTGTAGTAAAGTATTGTGTGTGTGTGTGTGTGTGTGTGTGTGTACAGCCTCAACGGTTACAGCCGTTTTACTTTTCATAATTTTACCTCCTTTACCACTCGTCGACTACGTCGTACATTAAAATCTCTTGACCGTTGATATAACAAGTCTTTTTATTACTACTAATAAAAAATATTGCTTGTCCTATATCGAGTGTTGCACTTTTTGTAATACTATCTAAGTTATCGACCGCTTGTATTTCAAACTCAAACGACTTTGTATTATCTAACGATAGTATTACATCACTACAAGTAAATTTACCCTCGCTAGCACTTGTACTTAAAGACGTCCAGCTAGACCAAGTCCCCCCAGTCTCACGGTATCTATACTTAACGCTGGTAACTGTATTTTTATCAACGTTTCCAATAGTTAATCTAGTATAAGTACCAGCAATTTTAATTGTTGTTTGATTTTCAAAGTTATTAAGTCGGGTTATACTAGCATTTATTACTGGTTTAGCATAATCATAAACCGTTATATCTTTATACGCTAAAGCACTATTATTACGGCTATCGTATGCTCTTACATTTACTCTTAGCGTTCCGCTGTTGTTAATAGTACCCATATCGACATTTACGTCGCTTGTACTATAATCAGCCGATTTATTTAACGTGTCGCAACTTAAACCGTAACTTTTAGCTGTGGCACTTTTTTGAGTTGTCATTTTATTACCGCTTGGTATAGTAACGTATAAATTACTGTATCCTTTTATAAACAGTTGGTTATTACCAGTTATATTTACTGTCTTGTCGTTGCTGTCTTTAACATTAAAACTACTAAAACTAGGGCTACAATTTGATATGTTAGTATAATATTTACCAGTACCCAGCGTCTTAACCGAGCTACCATACGTAACCCTAGCGTAGTATGTACCCTCGTTAGAGTTGGGTATACTAGCATATTGTTTATTGATAGCGTCGGTCGTTTTAAATTCTCCATTGACTACACCAGCGTAGGTACCGCTATAAGTACCTATTACACCGCCGTTATTATTACTAATAATATCGAGCGTAACATTTCTATTTAAAGGGTTGTATAAATTAACGCTTGCACCGTCGCCAATAGTAAAATCATTAACGCTTGTAGGTTTTGGATAGTCGTAGGTTGTTTGCGGTACTCCGTTGCTATAACTCCATAACCCGCTATCAGTTCGTCTTAAAGCTAAATAAAACGTATACGGAGTATTGGCTTTTAAACCACTTACAACGCCATTATTAGGTAAATCATACCAATTAGCATTATCTAAAGAATATCTAGCCCAGTCGCAACTGGCGTCAGCACTAAAACTATAAGTAACGCTTGTCTCGTCTCTCTTACTTACGCTAAAACTTGTTATATTGGCGTATCTCGGTATTGTGTTTAACGTCCAGCTACCGCTACCAGTACAGTTTACAGCAATAGTATAGATACCAGCCTCAGCACTTGCACTAAACGACCTCGTACCGTCTCCGTTATGATATATACGTTTAGTTCCACTTGCTACTAAAGTACCGTCCCATAGTTCCCTACGTGTACTAGAGGAGTAAACTGTTTCCCCGTCGATTACAACTTTAAAATTACCGCTCGTATAGTAACCACTACCAGTACTACCGATACCTTTTAAAGACCAGCTAACATCAGTATAATTACCGCTTATACTTTGGCTACCAGTCCAACTAAAACGTAAACCTCTATGACCGCCATATTTATTAGTATCAAAACTACCACTTAACGCCATATCCTACACCCCCTTACTACTAGGCACAAACGCCCAGCCTTGTAAGTCGCCAGTAGTAATAGGCACTATTTTAATAGGATACATTTTAACCTCGTCCTCAGCCTCCAACTTTTTGACTAAAGTAGTATCTTTATTTAAACTAAATACTTTGGTTATAGTACCATTTATAGTAGAATATCCAGCAAACTCTAAAGGAGACATTACTGTATAATCGCCAAGATATACGCTAGACTTAATTAAAACACCGTCTAAATTGATATTAACTTGAGTATTCATAACCTCGCCACTCGCTTGTTGCCATTGTGTTTTATATTCCCCTACCGATAGCATATTATCGGTAAATGTAGCGTCGCTATCAGCACTACCGTAAAACTCGATTATATAATAATCACTTTTAGGTAATAATGCTTGTAACGTATACTCTTTATAAAATACACTCTCGCCGATAGGTATTTCGATTATATGCTCGTCAATATCGTTATACAATTTAACGTAACAGCTACCCGTTGCGTTTTTCTTTATTCTAGTACTAAACGTATAATAAACTTTGTTACTGTCGTTATCGCTACTAGCTTTAACTCTTACTGTTTGTTTAACAGTCTTATCGTTTAAAACAAAAACGTGTCCGCTTAGTCCACCATTTGCCATAGCCTCAGCACTTGCACTTATTAGTAGCGTACCGCTACCCTCCGTATCCCAATTATTTGGGTTTCCGTCAGTATCATAAGCAAACATAACCGAGTTTTTTATTAAGTTAGCTCCACCGCTATTTTGTACGGAGTTTACTATGTTATCTATATCTTGATAAACTTTTGTAAAATTTTCGTGTATTACGCCGTCCTCCTCATACATATCGGTAACTAATTGCTCGATATTTTGACCTTGTTTGTCGACTATAATTTCCGTATTTTTTACACGTTTACCTATTGTAGTAGCATATTGGTATTGAGTTTGGGTTTTAGTATTAGCTACTGTTTTTAATATCTCTTTAACAGCTCCGTCAATAGTGATATTAAAATTAAATAGAGATGTGTTAAATACATCTCCAGTATCATTTATAATACTAAAATTATCGGCTATCTCATACCAGCCCAAGCCCTCCGTTGTTGTTTCAAACGGATAATAACTTATACCGTGTAAAGCGGTATAAATAGGCGTCATAGCGTTATCACGGTCTCTATCTATAATTTGGTTGTTTTCGATTTTGTACTCGGTCAGCCCGTTGTTTTGTATGCTCTCCTCGTCTTTCATATAAATATTATCCTCTTGAGGAGTACGAGCTAAAACTACGCTATTTATCTCGCCATATATTGGCTCGAGTTTTAATTTTTTCATATTATCGTAAGTAAGTTGTTCTCCAGTAGTATTTATAGATTTAAAGTATACTTTATCGTCGTTACTTATAATACAAGTACTAGCTGTAACTTGGGCGATTTGTACTAAAATATCTCTATAAGTTATACCGTCTATATTTTCCCATAGTTCTTGGGTAATTTCCCAATTATTATGGGTAGAAAAGCTAGTATTACCCAACTCTAAATTACACGCATTACATAGTTTTTGTGTATATGTGTATAAGTCTATTGGATACTCAATATCTAGTTTAGTATACTCTTTCATAGCGTTTATCATTTTATCGTATCCTACTATTGTAGTTACTCCAGTATCTTTAACGGTTGTTATTTCCGTTACTAAAAAAGAGCCATAATCTAGGTACTCAAAGGCACCGCTAGATAGCTTAACACCAAAACCAGCGTGTACCCATTGACCTAGTAAGTTATGCTCTCCTAAATATTTAGCCTCAATTTTTCTCATAGCCGTTTTACACATACCGCTATCGCAACTAATTTTAAACGATATTAAATCGTCCTCGCTCCTTATAGCGTTACCTCCAATATCCAAGTAGGCTTGTAACTCTTTTACTGGTTGTGTCATAGCTGTTTTAAAATCATTACTTACAACTATCATACTTAATACCTCCTTTTAGATACTGGTATCAAAGATACACTAAAAGGCTTATATAAACCTTTTGATTTATTTAGTATTTCGTTAGCATAATCGCCAGCGTAGTACTTAGCCGTTGTGGTGTCTTGTACTCTAACATCAAAATACTCGACCTCAAAATAATCTTGGTCGAGTAATTGAGTTAGCGTTGCCATTTGCTCTTGAGTGGTAACACCTATATTAAGCTCTATTTTTGGATATATACCAATAAGTACAGCTCTTACATCTCCAGCCATATTACGGTCGGCGTCTTTCCATAGTTTATTACGACCCACTTTATAATTAACAATAGCGGGTATTACTGTACCGTTGATTTTAATTAAATCTCCGTCATAAATCATAAACTAAACACCTCCCCGTTAGTTTCAAAGTCCTTATCTTTCATACCCTCAATAAATTTATCTAAGATAGTATCCTCTCCAATTTTTACAACTAATTGTATTGGTGTACTACCTCCGCCTATTTTATTACCTAGTTTTTCAGCTAACTGGTCTATCCAGCCCGTATTACGTTCTAGTGGCATTACAGCCTCTTTACCAGCCTCTCCTATCATAGCGTAAGTTGGTTTATCAACGATACCACCTTGAGCCAATTTTGGTATTGTAGGGATATTAAAGCCCCAACGTTTACCTCCAATAACTGGTACCCAGTCTGGTACATCAAACCCTATTTTATTTATGGCTTTTATGAAAAAGTTTAAAGCGTCGATAATTAAATTAACTACACCTTTTAATACGCCAAGTATTGCGTCCCATATTCCACTAAATACCGATTTGATACCGTCCCACGCTTTTTTCCAGTTACCAGTAAATACGCCAACAATAAAATCAACTACTCCGCCTAGAGCTTTTAGTACTCCACCGACTACGTCGCTAATAACACCAAAAACAGTACCTAGTACGTTAATAATAAACGAGCCTACTACGTCGATAACTGGTTGTAATTTTTCTAATATCCAAGTAATAATTGGGTGGATAAATTTATTCCATATTTCTAAAGCACCATTTACTAATTTACCAATAAAATTACCTAGCTCGGTAACCATACCTTTTAAATGTTTATCCCATAACCACGATAACATTTCTAAAAAAGGTGTAATTATCGGCTCGATAACGTTATCCCATATACTTTGGAATAAAGCTATTATATTAGTAGCAAACTGTCCTATATTATCTATTAACGGTTTACCGTGTTCGTTCCATAAGTCAACTAATATTTTACTAAAATCAGCCCATATTTCACTCATTTGAGTAACGGCTGGGTTAATAGCGTCTTTCCATATAGAATTAAATACACCAGTAACTCCGTCAATTATAGGTTGTCCCCAAGTTTCGATACCAGCTTGTATATCAGTCCAAAAAGTAGTCCATAACTCAGTCATATTGGCGATAGTTGTACCAACGTTTAACTCGATATTAGACCAAGTTAATAGCATATTTTCTACAAAACTACCACCTAAAGTAGACCAATAATCAAATATAAACTGAGCGTAAGTTGTAACAGCTCCCGCCCACGCTTGTATTGGCTCGCTATTCCATATTGACTTAATCACATCTCCAACGGTTGAAAATGCGTTTTTCATATTTTCAACTATTGTATCTACTTTACTATTGATTTGGTCTAAGCCAGCGTCATACTCGCTTAAGTCAAAACCAATATCCCCACCAGTAGCACCTCCGCCACCGCTAGAGCCACTATCACTAGAGTTGTCTTGTAAGACGTTCATTTCGTCAAACCCAGCAAGCGTACTTTTTAACTTTTTAGCCGATTTATTGGCGTCGTCTAAACCGCTACCAACAGCACCGATATTACTACTTACTTTAGCTGTTTCGTTACTTGCGTTAGTAGATTTTAACCCTAAAAATTTAGATAAACTATTTAGGGCGTATGTGATAACTTTAGCAAAAGCCGTAACATAAGGTATTACAGCTTGTAAAATAGGCATAAAAAAGCTACCAAAAGTTATACCTAGTTGTTGTACTTGGCTCTTTAATTGTCTTAACTGGTTACTTGGGCTGTCTAAAGTTCTAGCCAAGTCTCCTTGAGCGTTACCCGTTTGTTGTAAAATTGCTACATAACGAGCTAGTACTTTTTGTTGTTGCGTCAACTCGCTACCCGTTTGGGCTATTCCTTGTTGATATGCAACTTGTTTTATTGTATTTTCGTCTACTAGAATACCAAGTCTTTTTAGTGGCTCAGTTTCTCCAGTAAGACCAGCATTTATTTTACTAAACGCCTCGTCAGTACTTAAATTATAAAAAGACGCCATATCGTTGGCTAAGAGTGTTACCCCTTTAGACATCTTTAAGGCGTTATCCTCAGCGAGACCCATTGAGGTTGTCATATTATAAATAGTACCAACGTTTTTACGCATTTCGGTAGCACTTAGCCCTAAGGCATTACCTACCTCCTCGCTCCAGTCTCTAACGCTATCAGCCATATTACCCATTGATACCTCAAATAAGTTATCGCTCTCAATAGCGTCCATACCCAGCTGTATACTGTCTTTGATAACTTTACCAATACCTAAGGCTACGATACCAGTTTTTAACTTTTTAAAAGCCGACATTACCCCGCTTTGGGTTTTATCAGCCGACTTTTTAAGGCTAGCTACTGTCGAGTTAGTTTTAGCTATCTCTTTTTGTAGTGATTTAGTATTAGCGGTTATCAAGACTTGTAACTCGTCAACTGTCATTTAATAACACCTCCCATTTTTATAGTATTTCGACGGGCTTGTTTTTCCATTTCCTCGTCGCTCATTGGCTCTAATTGGGTGGTTTTTTCAGTAAACGGCTTACTAGGGTAGTGTTTAGGGTCATTTACAGCGTAAGCTACATACTTACCAAGTATGTAATTAAGCGTATCTACCTCTTTAAGTCTTTGTTTTTCCTTTAAATTAAATACTTTGATGTGTTTTTCCCATTGTTTTGGGTTTAAACTCCAAAAATAATGGAGGTCGAGACCTATTGTTATAGCGTCCTCCTCCATATCTCGCCACATATCGCCAAAGTATTTATACTGTTTTATAGGTTGTTTTCTATTTCTTCGTTTACTTGAGCTTGACGTTTCATTTTCAACGCTCTTATCTTCGCTAAGTCCACGTCCCTCGATAAAAAACCCCCGTTAATTAAAGCCTCCATAATATCCATAACTAACTCGTCTTTATCGTACTCAGCTAAGTAATTGTTGATAATATCCATAGCAACGTTTTTACTTACTCCGTGATTACCGTTATCGTCGATTAGTCCTTTTTGGATAAATAAAGCTAAATTACCGATAGTTGTATCAGCGATACAATTTTCTATTGGTAGTTTTTTAGCTTGTTCTATTTCGTCTACTTTCATAGCGTTATATTTTAAGTTTAATTTCATAATATCCTCCTATTTTCTTAGTTTTTACGTGCATTTTAACGCAACGAGACGTACAATTACCCGTCTTTTTGTTTTTCGTTGCGTCTCACAGCACCATTTTTACACAAAAAAAGCGGGAGACCAGTATTTAAACCGACCTCCCGTTATTATTAAGCCGATTTAGTATATACTGGTTTACCGCTAATACGTAGAGTAGCTGTAAACGTTGCTAAACCGTCCGTAGTTTTTTCTCCGTCCTTAAAAGACTTAACAAAAGCATTAAACACCCATTTAGCACCGCTTGGATAACTTACTGTAAATTCTTCTATACTTTGACTTTCAGCTAAAGCCAACATTTTCTCAACATTAGCCTCGTCTTTGATATTTCCAGCAATAGATACCTCGCCAGCGTCTTTTGACCCAGCGATAAACTCTTTGTAATTATCTGGGCTATCTAAATCAGTAGCGTCAATTTCTTCACTCTCAACACCTATCTCGCCGATAGATGTTAAGTTAGCAATTTTTAAGTCCTCAGTCTCGTTGCCACTCTTAGTTTTAGTAAGAGTAGTACCCATTGTACGAGTAGCTTGTTTAATAATTTCAGCCATTTTATTACCTCCTTTGGTTAAACTATTTTGGTAAATCTACTCAATATATGAAATAGATTACCACTATTTGGTACGTCGCTTGAGTACGACATTTTGTATAGATTTAATCTCATTATTTCCTCAACTTGGGATAATACTTTACTAGCTGTTACACTATCCTCAGCCCATATATCCACATTTACCTCTAAATCTTGGCTTATGATGTTATTATCCAAGTCATAATTTAAAGCGTTATTACCAATATTAAAAATAATAGCTGGTAAATCGTTAAATGTAGCGGGTTGAGTTTGAGATACATAGTAATTTAATTGTTTCAAACTGTTATAAATATCACTTTTTGGTAAGTACATAACTATTGACCTCCTTTACAACAACTTTTTAGCTCAGTTTTTACACCGTCTTTAAATAATTGCTTTATGATTTTCTCGTTTTGCTTTAAAGCTGGATACATATAAGGTTGAGCTGGCATACCTCCCCAACTTTCGTGGTACGTCAATTTTAGCCCCTCAACCTCATAAGGATAACTACCGTTACCTTTAACTCCAGTACCAAACTCCACATAAGGAGCATACTGTACGTTAGTAAATACACGACCCTCGATACTTTGGTCTTTTTTCTTAACCTCCATACGTATACTACCAGCAAGGTTACCAGTATCAACTGGAGCCAACGCCTTAGCTTGTCCGTGTACTAAAGTAGTAGCCTTTTTTACTGTGTCCTCGAGTTCCATATTAGCCATTTTATTTAAACGCTGTATTAAACGGTCAACGTTTTTTATTGTTACTGTCGCCATTTCGTAGCAACAATAAGGACGTGGCTATCACTAGGCAAAATATCAGTAACATTGTAAATAACCTCTTGATATTTGATAATATCGTTAATTTTAAGTAGGTTATAGTCCGTTGTTATTGATACGTCTATGTTATAGTCAAGTCCGTACTCCTCTTGTATTTGTTTACAGTTTGAAAAATTAACATTACCTTTAAATGTATCTATTTCCTCGTAGCCTTTACTTGTTACGCCACCCTCAGCGTCAATATTAGACTTTTTATCCAATACCGATACTGTTTTGTCGTAAAAAGTTTGGGCTATTTTCTTAGTCATTGTTTTTGGGATATACAACTTTAACCCTCCTATATCTACTAAGTAACGGAGTAAACCCAGTAAACAACTCCTCGTCGCTTACTGTGGTAAAATACTTGGTTACCTCGTTGGCGTATGATATAGACTGTCCGTTATCGCTAATACTTGTAACAACTTGGTCGACAGCTGTATTGTCCTCGCTTGATATTTCCATATCTTTAAGACATTTCTTTAAACCAGTATTAACTATATTAGCTAAAATACGCTCTAGCTTAGTAGGTATAGTGTCGCTGTTTAAATAAAGTTGTACTCTATCTATTACCTCCCCAATAACAAAATCAAGTAAACCCTTGTTATCTTTTTCTATTGCGTCGGTATTTTTATTTATGATTTTTAAGTATTCTTTTATTTTAGCGATTATCTCGTCCATACTTACACCTCCTTTTTAGTAGTAGACCTATAACTAATTATTTTCTTTAGCACTAATTAACTCTAAAAGCTCAGCTTTAGTAACTTTTTTAGGATATTCGATACCTAGTTCGTCAGCTTTAGCCTTTAAATCATTTAAAGTAGGCTCTTTATCAGCCTTTTTATCTCCTACAAGTTCGTATACATCAGTATATTTCTCGTATTGAGGTATTAGTTTCTCGTTTGTAACGTGTTCTAATACTCCAGTTTTTAAATTTTTAAATGTTTTCATAAGTTCCACCTTTTCCTTTTCTATTTTCTAATTTTATAATTTGCGTTATTTTCGACTAATTAAATAGTATCAACGTATTTAATTAAGTCAGGCATAACAGCTTTTGTACCTTTTGAGAAAAATAACTCTAAACCATAGTTATTTGATAGTGGTATTTTTTCAACGTCATACTCGTCAGTAGTTACTAATTGACCCACAGCTCCGTCTATCATACAAATAGCGTCTTTTGTTTGTCTGTGGTTACTAAATATTCTTACTTTGTGGAAAATTTCGTCATTTAGACCGTTAATTGAGTTTGGTACACTATCGATATAGTTAGCTAAAGCACCATATACTCTTGGAGTAACAGTTACAACTAACATATCTCTATCAACTCCGTCAACAAAGTCGTTTACAGTAGTTTCTACGCTTTGGATAAGAGCCTCTAATTTTTCAGCTAACGCTGTAATTTCAGCTGGGATAGTTAAAGCTGTACCTTCTTCCTCAGCTTTAGCAAAGAATTGAGTATCTAAGTAAGCTATCATACGTTTAATATGGTTAGCTTTTCTCTTTTCAGCAATACCAGTAACTCCGTGTAATTTTAAGTCTTTTTTATTAAATTCTTCCACAATTTCTTTATCAGTATCTACGTTGATAGTAACTTTACCTTTATTAGATAATTTATCCCCAGCACCATTAGTACGAGCTGTACCTTGGTCGTTTACAGTAGCATTTGAAAATCTTGAGATTTCAACACTACCAGTACTTGGGTCTCCACTATAATTTTTATTTTTGATTTGTTCGCTTATAGCTCCTTTTTGGATAGCTTCAATAACCTCTCCGTAAGTTTCAGCTAATTGGTCTTTTTCTTCGTCGCTTATATAAATATCGACAGCATTTTGTCTTGCCATATATACATCACTCTCCTATTTCTTATTTATTTTTGGCATTAAAAAGCCGACGCAACTTTTTTAGTCTTGTCGGTATCGTTATTTGAATTAGAAAAGTCCGTTGGTGGAGTGCCTTTTAATTTATCAGTTACTCCAGTCTCTACCGACTTATTGTATGTTTTTGCTAGTTTTTCAATATTATCCTTTGTCTTGTTTTCGTCTAAATCTACAACAAAGTCCACTAAGTCAATAGGGATATTTTTAGCTTTAAGCATTTCTTGAGCGGTTAATCTTCTCTCACGTAGAGTAATATTATCCTCACGTGCTTTAAGTTCAGCCTCTCTCTTACTTTTAGCCTCCTTTTCTCTTTCCTCCTCAGTTAATTTAGCATTTCTTTCATACTCAGCGATAGCACTAGCGACAGCGTCTTTGATAGCTTGGTCGTTTTTTGCTTTTTCCTCGCCTCTTATTTTTCCAGCTAAATTATCCATATCAGCTTGAGTAAAGGTTTTGCCAGCGTTCTTGTCCTCGTTTGTAGGTACGTTCGCTGTATTTGTACCTTGAGTAATAACATTGTTATCTTTTTCCATAACCTTTGATAACTCCTTTCTCCGTTTTACGCCCGTCGGCTATTTTTTATAGGACGGATATTTTAAAAAATTCGTCCTATGGATATAAAAATAAGACGCTATAAATAACGTCTTAGATTTATCACTATTAAGATGTAACCTCTAAACCTCATATCGGTTACGTGTCTCGCCCCAGTTCTACAATTATATTATTAACGTTTTTAGCACTACATTAGCAACATCTATACTAGAATAAAAAGGGGGTTTAAATAAAGAAAAGACCAACTGGCGAGATTTCCAACAAAAAAGACGCTCTTAAGCGTCCTAGTCCCACATATCAGCGGGGTAATTTTCTAAAATATCGTAAAAATTAGGTATATCCTTAATAGATTTACCGTTTTTTAACTCAGTTAATATTTTTATCTTTTCGTCCAGCATTTTATCGCTGTCTACGTCCAAAAACTCCAACATTGGCTCGTATATTTGAGATAATAACTTTAAAATTTGTATTTTTTTATCCTCATTACTCATAATATATACCTCCTATAACATACTATCCATTAAAGCCTCTAGCTCTTTTACTAGATTTGGCTTATCAGCTTTTAATAATTTTATAAGGTCGGGTCTTGTCATACTTAAAGCTCCATAATTAGCTACAATTTCTCTAACTTGGCTGTCTACACCACCACGTCTAAAGTATTTACGACCGTGTCCGTATTTTACGGTATTATTATCTCTAAAATATCCAGCACTTAAACTATCGTAAATATCTTGTAGATTATTTATACCGCCACCCATTAGGTTACGCTCCTCATAATCTATCATAGATTTTATCTTACTACGTGCTTTACTCCAAGCACTCGTATAACTACGATAACTCTTGTATTTGCCCTCGTCCCATTTTTTATTTATTTCCTCAAATAAATAATGGTTATCTTTTGATATTTTAGTCGCTATTTCTTTACATTTAGCGTTATAGTCCTCAAACAATTTAGTAATATCACTACTCATTTTATTATCGTCATTATATACTACTTTTTTAAGATTTTCACTTAAATTACTTAAAAAGTTCCCACTACCACCTTTATTATAGTCAATAGCGTGCCAATTTTCGTGTAACATAGTTTGGATACTACCGATAGGGTTGTCTTTATTACTTAATTTAGGAGCCTCTATTGTATTGTGGTAACGTTCTCTTTTAAACGTACCTTTACCGTCCTTATAGTCTATATAAGTGTTTTTACCTACATTACCCTTAGCAAGTCCTAAATCTTTTATACTATTACTAAATACTTTACTAGCTTTACTATTTGAGTTACCGTTTTCGTTAAGCCAGTTAGTAAGTAATTGACCCTCTTTATCAATATTTCCCTCATAATCTTTAAACCAAGCTGGTAAATTATCGGTTTTAAGCCATTTTTTAACAGTTTTTGTCGTTTTATTGTTGTTTTTTACTGGTTTATCCACAGTTTTTACAGTTTCGTTGTTATTTTGATACTGTTTTATCCAGTCTTTGTATGAGATATTGTCTATTATCTCATTTTTACCAGTTATAGGGTTTCTAGCTCTACGTTTTAGTAGCTTTTCAGCCTCCTCGCCGACGTATCCACGTGTTTTACTACGACAATTAGGGTGTAGAGGTGGAAAATTAACACCTACCTCTTTATCTTTGTAATTATACACCTTATTATCGTGGCTTTGGCACATTTCACTCGTACGACTATCTAAAGTAGCAACAAAAACGTACTTATTGATACCCATTTCCTCGTACGCCATAGCGTCAGCCTCATTATTAAAGTGGTTTGTCTCAGTTCTTACAAGACGCTCAGCATAATATTTACTAACATTAAATCTATCTTTGATTTGTTTAGTAGTTTTTTCTATACTTTGACCGCTTAATAAAGCCCCGCCTAGTATTTGGCTTAAACTATCAGCCAATATATCGGTATTACCCCATATACGTTGCCTATAATTTAAACCGCTCCATTTTTCATTTAATAGAGCGGTTGTTAAATTTTTATCTATTTTATTAAAGCTAAAATCATAACCAGTACCCATTTGTGTATCATAAATAGCCTTATAATAGCTATCGTTTATTACACCTTTGTAGCACATTGTTTGCTCTAGCTCCTCTTTAGGATATATCAGCTTAGCTTTACCGTATATTTGAGCTTGTATTTGCTCCAGTCTTGAGATACGAGACTTATAATTATCTTTAACATACTTATCTAAGCCTTGACGTTTTAAAGTTTTCCATACTTTATCAGTTTCCTTTTTTGTAAGTAACTCTTTTAACTTTTGCACGTCTAAGCCAGTATCTTTAGCATAATTTTTATACACTCTCGCTATTTCTTTATCAATATCTCGGTAGGCTTGCTCGTATATCCTTTTAATACGTTCGATATAAACCTCGCTTGTTTTCTCAGCCTCACTCAAACGTTTAATAGCCCTTTTATCCCAATAGCTAGGAGATTTAACCATAGTTTACACCTCCTAGCTATTTAAAGTATCGTCCACAGTATCTTTATTATCTTTACCGTCGTCGCCCATATTCTCTTGAGCCTCATTATTAGCGTCTCCTATTTGGTTATTTTCAAAAGCTAAATCGTATGGGCTTTTTGGTTTAGCCTCGTCCTCTTTTTTCTTAGCCTCCACTATCTCGCTAGCGTCTTTAACAAAAGATAATTGAGATATTAAAGTCTCAGCGTCAACAAAATCAGCTAAGTTATTTATCATTTGGCTAATTTCAAAGTCATTACTTGGTAAATTACGCTTAAATACAGCGTCTACCTCCTCAATAGGTACCTCGCTCATTTGAGACTTAGTTAATAAAAAGTTATTATATAGTTTAAAACGTTCCATTAAGCCTTTTTCCATATAACGCTCTTTATTTTTGATATTTTGTTCGAACGCTAACAACTTATATCTAATAGCTACACCGCTACTATTACCGACAAAGTTTTCGTCGCTCATATTAGGTACCATACTTATTTTGTGTATATCGTTCTCAAGGTTTTGTCTTAATATATCAACATCTCCCTCTTGTAACGTCTTAATTAAATACTCGACCTTGCCGTCCGCTGGTAAACTAGCCAACATACGACTTGTACGTAGTTGGTCGGCTTGCTCGTCAGTAAAGTCCATACCATACATACACAAAATAGCGTCTACTAATTGCTCTTTATCATTAACTCTATCGCTTTGTAATAAGTTATAAGCGTCAATTAAACTAATAACTGGCTCATAATCTCCTAAAAATTCGGGGTTATTCTTATAAAGTATTAGTGGTACATCTCCAAAAGCGTGAGGCTCACTTTTTCCTACTTGTTGTAAGCTCTTGCTATATGATTTATATGTACGTTTTTCTTTTTTATCAACGTAAATAATCTCCCAATAATCAAACTTTTTACCTTTATAAATAGGTCTATATATTAACCCAAAAAGTTTGTTATGTTCTACGGTATCGTCATATACTATAATAGCGTTTTTATTATCTACCTCGCAACTACGAGGCTCAGCGTCCTCATTAGCATACACATACTCGTATTGTAAACCAAAAATAGACACATCTTTAGCTATTTCACTATCTAAATCGTTGATAGTTTGCTTTTTGTATGCGTCTAAAATAGGCTCTATATCATATAAATACGCTCCGTTTTCGTCTTTACCAACTTGATAATCTACTGGGTTACCAAGTAAATACCCAACGTTAGTATCAGTAATATACTTAGCGTGATTTACCATTACTTTATTATTACTAAGTCTATCTTCTTTATTACGTTTAGTAATATCGTGTTTACCCAAGTAATAATTTTCTAACATTTTAAATCTTTTTTTACCTTTTTCGTTATAAGCTATAACATCATTAAGTATAATATTTGTTATTTGCTTTTTTTCTACTATATCCTTTGGTAACGTATACATCTCAACACCTCCTTTTTTCTATAAGCCTACTGGTTTAACATAAACCTTAGGCGTCTTTGTTCCTTTGATGTATTTATTTAGACCATATCTAATAGCGTCTATTGTATGGTTAAAGGTATCAACTGGCTCATTGATATACTCTCCAGTTTTCTTGTCCTTTTTCCACGTATAATTTTCTAACTCCTCGATAACTTTATAACAACGCTCGTCTACAATAAGCTCGTATTGTTGTATCCATTGGATACCGTGAATAATAGAGCCTTTACCTTTTTCGGTTGGCTCTATATTAACGCCTTTATCTTTTATCTCGTCAATACTCTTACGCTCAGCACAGTCCCCATAAGACTTATCTTTGTGTAGTCCTAAGTCAAACATTGTCTCAGCTATCTCGTCATTTTTCATACCTTTACGTACATACTCTCCAGTAACGTATATTTTCTTTTTAGATGTATCGATATAACCCCAAACTAACGCCGACGGGTCATTGATATACCCAAAGTCTAGTCCTATCCAACGATTTAGACCTTTTATATCGTTCTCACTAATTATTTTAGTAGTGTATGTACCAAAAACTAACTTATCTAAAGTAGCAAACTCGCCCAACGTATAAATACGATAATAGGCTGGGTTACGATATTGTAACCTCTCAAGCTCGTCGGTATATTCTTTAGATAAAAACTTATTATCTTTATATGTGGTTTTGATTATTTTTACATTTAAAGGTATATTACCAGTAAAAAAGTATGTATATACCCAGTTTTTCTTTGAGATAGGGTTAAACATAAGATATATTTGTGGAAAATCAACTAAAGCTCTTAGACGTAAATTTAACTGTGTAAACTCGTCCTCAGTAAGCTCAGTAGCCTCCTCAACAACTATATCCGTGATACCGTCAATAGACTTAATCTTTTCCTCGTCGTCTAAACCTTTAAATATAAAAATAGAGCCATTGGGTAGCTCTATCTCAAAATCACTCCTATTTATTCTACAAGCGTCATAATAACCACTATTACGTAGATGTGTCAGCATAAGCGACCATATCGAGTGTTTTATTGTACGCTGTATTTTTCTAATTACTAATACTGTACGTTTATACTTTAACGCTTTAAGTAATACTTTTTGTGTGGCTCCATACGACTTACCACTACCAGCACCACCCATATAAACCTCTATACGGTGTGAGTAGTCGCCTATAATATCATATATCCAGTTATTAAATTTGGCTGGGTTTAGCTTTTTAGCCACTTGTTACTCCTCAATAAACCAGTCAGTATCAACAATTTTGACCTCTTTTTTCTCAATAAAGCCACCTTTAGCCTTAGCTAAAAGCTCACTTGCTTTGATACGGTCTCTAGTATCCTCTTTATTATCTCTAAAAGTTTTAGTCCAAAACTCAAATATATCCTCAAGCTCAGCGATATTTTTATTGTTTATCTTTTCGCTTAGCTCAAGCCTACGAGCGTCTAAGATTTCCTTAAACTTGATACTATTTTGATAGCCCATATTTTTAAGTGTTGTATCCGTTCCAGTATACCCAGCATTACGAGAGGCTGTCGTATAATCGTCGCACTTAATATACTCGTCTATCCATTTTTGTTGTTTAGGAGTTAGTTTGTCGCCTACTTTATAAGGCTTAACATTTTTTATAGCCATAAACCGTACCACCTCCTTTATTGTTTAATACTGAGTTATTATTCTTTGTCAGCTTTTGCTGGTTTAGTTGCTGGCTTTGTATCTTCTACTACAATTTGGTATCTAGTACCGTATAATGTAATAAAAATCTTACCGTCTTTATCGGGTTTTACCTTAATAACATTTTTATCCATAGTAACGTCCTCCTTTTCAGCATAAGAAAAAAGGACGCTCCTATTGGAGTATCCTTTTGTGTATTTCTACATTATACATTTTAGCACCTTTTTTACTCTATTTTCACTAGAGATTTATAAAAAATTTTGCTAGTAACTGTATTTACGGCTGTAACTTTAGCATAAACGCTTAATATTTCAAGGAAAAATCAGCGTCGAGCTTGGTTATCATAACCAAAATTAGCTATTTTTTTAACGTCTTTTTTTATTTTCTTGTAGTAATTATTCCATATAGTACTTATATCCTTGCCCGTATCTTCGGCTATATTTTCTACCGCTTTAGTGATTTTTACGCCATTGTATACGATTTCGTAAAAGAGTTGATGTTCTATTCCACTCATTTTACTTAAAATATCGCTCATAGTATCCAAATATCCTTGTAATTTAGCTGTATTTTTTTGTTGGTAAGCTATTTCCTCTACTAACGACATACCAGTACCAATATCAACCTCGTTAATTTCGTGTACGTAGTCAGCCATTTTATCGTTATTTTTCTCTCCTCCGTCGACAATTACATCTTTTAGGGTAGGAGTTAGAGGAAAATACTTACTATAAATACTAACTTTTTTATCAATAAGTAGGTTAAGCCTAGTCTTAGCCATTTCTAACTCACATTTAGTATCAGTATAGCTACGTATGGTAAACATATCTCTCCTCCTTAATTATTCTCATTACCAAAGAATATTTTATTTAATTCTTTAGCTGTTTCTCTAAAAGCCTCTCCAAGATTATTTATTAAGCCTTTTTCTCTAGGTACTTGTACCGCCTCAATATTTATTGTCTCTACACTTTCAGCCTCTTTATGATAATCTATACTTTTAATAGCGTATAAATCTCCGTTATAGGTAATATGTTCGGTTTCTTTACTTAAACAGCTATCCAGTAACTTATTGTACTTAGTACATAAAAGTAAGTATTTCATATTTAAGTCAATATCGTTATTATGATTTACACTTATTGGTCGATTTAATCTATCACGTAAATAATAAATCTCCTCGTTTGCTTTTTCTAATTCTTTTTTTAATTGCTTATTTTCTTCTTTTAACAATTTTTTAGTTATCATTAGTAACCTCCTTATCAAATAAACTTAATTGTTTATATTTTTCGTCGTCCATAGTTACTTGGTCGGCTATTTCAACTACCTCGCCATTTACTTTTTTAGCTACTACCTCAGCTGTATTTTTACTAAAATTTCGCATTAGCTCTTTTGATAGTACTATCTCCTCAATAACACCAGCGTATATATCCATAGCTCTAACATAGTACTCGCCAACTTTAACTACATACATCATTATCTATACCTCCCTATAATTCTTATCTCTTTTACATCTAGCTTATAGTCCCGTATTATATTTTTGATATTGATAAAGTCTTTTACGAGCATTGGCTCACGTGTGATAAGCATTTTATCTTTAATATCGTATCTCAAATAATATTTAGGATACTTTTTTATAATTTCATTTATCACTCAAATACCTCCTCGTCAGTAACACAATATCCTTTATCGACTATATCTTTTATTTGTAGCCTTGTATAACACTCTTGATACAAGGGTATACGTTTACCATTTTCTAATTTATAAATTTGATACAAACCATATCTTGGATAATTTTTTATTTTTACAAGTTCAAGCTCGATAACGTGTCCTTGTACTGTTTTTCTAATTTTCATATCATTTACCTACCTTTATAAACTTTTTGCCATACCCCCGTTAGTTACACTTTTTTAAAATATCGTAACCGTGTTTTTTCTCTTTATTTATATAGGCTTAATAAATTTAGGTTACTCAGTTACACATTTTTTGCTTATATTCTTTTTTATTTTTATTTTTTATTATTTTTTATTTTATTTTTTATTTTTAAATAAAATATCGTAACTAAGTAACCATATATAAACTAAGCCTTATAATAAAAGGGGAAAATTAAGGTTACACATTTTTAAAAAACCGTAGTAAGTTACGTATTTTTGCGTAACTTTTATAATTTTTGTACTATTCTAACAGCTTTACCCAACATTTTAGTTACTTTAACCTCGTAACCTAAACTCTTTAAACGTCTACTAAATTTATTAAGACTTACGGCTTTTAAATTACTGTCCTCACAATATTCAGTATAAGCCTCGTAAATTGTTCCTATTGGGTTATTGTTAATAGACGGATAATCATTTAAGTAAGCTAATACGCTGTCATTATCTAAATAATATTGGTTAGTTGCGTTTACAATAGTCTCACTTGTAGACATTTCTAGCTTGTTATCATAGATACGTTTAACTCCAGCAAGAGCTAAATTAAGTAAATAACTCTTAGCATTATCCGTACTTAATAGCTCGTCTAGGTTATATATTCTCTCTTTTACTTTATTCTCAAACGGTATTATAACCAGTCTACGACCGATACCGTCGCTTTTGTCCTTAAATACTGGTGGCTCGTTTGCTGTAAATATCAGCGAGGCTGTATTTTTTAGTGTTATTGGTTGAGAGTAGATAGCTCTAGCTCCAACTGTATTACCACTAGCCATAGTTTTTAAGTTTTTAGATTTTTCTAAGTATATAGCGTCGACGTCGTCAGCTACGTTGACTATCTTACCGACTAGACTAGCTAGACTGGTACCGTCGTCAAAGTTCGCTATATCTACGTGGCTGGATAAGTCCCCAGTCCACTTGGTAAGCATTTCCACAAAAGTAGATTTACCATTGGCTCCGCTACCAGTTAGAAAAAATATTTTGTGTGGGAATTTATCTACAAGTAGTACGTGTCCCAATATTTCCTCTATAACTATCCTCATATCTTTACGATTACAACAAATAAAGTTAATAAACTCGTCTACGTTTTTATCGTATGCGGTAGGGTCATAACTCACATCTAGGAAAAATGGAGTAAAACCACAGTCATACTCAACAACATTGTCCTCGACAATTACTCCGTTGCGTAGTTTAATTAAAAACTTTTGCTTGTTGTCTACTAAATCAGCGTATATGTATAGTTGAGCCTCTAGCTCGGTCATTTGTGAGCGTCTAAGCCTAAGATGTTTATTGATAGCTTTATTTAGCTTTATCTTATCCTTACTATAATTAAGACCGTCTTTAAAATATAAATTATAGTTGTAAATCTTAATATCTAGCTCATTACAAATAAACTCAGCAAAACTTATCATATCTTTAGGGTCGCCGTTGTATTGACCGTTGTTATTTATTTCTACGTTACTAACACTCTCGATAAGAGTAGCTAGCTCTTTTGTTTCTAGTTTTTCGCCTAGTATCACATCATTTATAAAGTTACCGATACTTGTAATATCCAGCTCCTTTTTTTGTTCTCGTATAAGTCTTAGGTGGTAAAAAAGTGCATTGTTGCGACCGTCTCCGTCAGCTAAACCAGTAATATTTTTAGCTTTAGGTAGTGGGTACATTTCTATCGGTAGAGGTGGTAAGTCTTTTAAACTTATCTCTCTATTAGCCTCACGCATTTTACCTTTATGTTTGATAATAGCGTAAGACTTTGTCCCAGTCTTATAATCTACTTGAAAAGCACCAACGGTAATTTTGTCAGCTCCATTTTTTATAACCACATCACTAGGCTTAGAGTAGTAAAAATGGATACCTCTACTTGTTTTTATTGTGAGCGTGGGATAGTGTTGTTTAAAATACTCTATTATCTCGCTCTCATTTTCATTATCATTATCAAAGTCTACGACTACAACTTTATTGTTTAGTAGTAAACCCGCATTATCTAAATTATCTAAAGAGGTGTAAGTCGTGTCAAAAGATGTAACGGGTTGCTTATCGTCGTTTAGTTCTAAAAATTTTAACATTGTCTTACCCTCCTTAATATAAATTTTTCTTACATAAGTCTATATAATAGTTTAAGTCCAGTTTAGATTTATCAAAAGTACTAATATCCTCGTTGTGTATGATGTTATGCTCGCTGGTATTAGCTATCTTTTGGTAACTGTCTCCTTTTCTCTTATATATACCCCAGTATTTTTTATCATTAGTAGCAAATACTCGGTTGACTTTTTGGGTCTCTATCAACTGAGTATCGCCCTCGTCTCCATATTCATAGTACATACCATTGTAAGTACTACCCATTTTACAAACAATTTGAAAAGGGGCTAAATCATTGTTTTTATACGTCTCGATTACTGTTTCGTGTACTGGTTTATCGTAGATGTAGTAATTAACTAACGCTCTATCTATAATACTAAGGCTGTTTTGCATAAAATTACCCCCTTTAAATTTAGCAAAACGTCCTTTAGCCTCGATTTTTCCGTCCTCAAACATCATAGCGTAGTTATTTACATCTCTTTGAGCTATTTTTATTATCTTGTCTACATCAAAAGTTAAGTTAAATCTTTTACCAAAGTCTTTTACTATCTCAACAACTCTATCGTAGTCAGCCTCTTTGTATTTAACAACTATACCGTCGGTATTAGACTGTATTAGTTGACAATACGGGCTAAGCTCCAGCACTAATTGAGTTAGTATAATTTGACCGTTGATACATATATTATTTGCTTGCTTAGGGTCAAATAAATTGTTATACTCACTTTTCATAGCTCCAAAAGTTGCGTTAATAAGTATTTTGTAGATTTGTTGGCGTGGGTCTTTTTTAGCTTTATACATATATCTTGTATCTCTAAGCTCAGTAAATTTTTGTGGCTCAGCACTTGCTCTACTCATAAACCCGTCAACAATTATCAAACTAGGATAATAACTCGATACGTCGATATGTAAAAAAGTACCACTAGCGTTATATTTTTCTATTGCCCCGTGTATACCACCAAAAGCGTATACGTGCGGTACACCAGCTACATTTAGCTTTAACTTTCGGCTCTCGATTTCTTTATAATCTCCACCACAGCGGTAGTCATACTCACATTGTCTAAAAAACTCCGCTACCTCTTTAGGGATAATATCCCAGTTGATATTTGGGTCATAATCTATATGTAACCTATCATTTGGTATTTTTACCTTTTCACATTTCAACACTTTACTAGATAAAATAGCTCTAGTCTTTTTTACGTTAGGTACTGGTAAGTTAAACTCGTTTACTATCTCAAATTTAGCTTGGAAATAGTCAGCTCGTTTTTTAAATAACATCTCAGTATCTTTAACGTCGTTTTTACAATATCCAATAAGTAAGTCCAGCTCCTCTTTAGTACAAGGTCTATCCAAGTTAAAGTCGATAGGAGTTTCAACGATACTCATACCCAAATTAGCTTGGCTTGATTTAAGACCAACTCCTAAGGGTAGCTCTTGCATAACGTCAAGAGTAATTAAGTTAAGTTTATAATTAACTCTATCTCCAGCGATTAGCTTTTTACTTATTTCGTATGGGTCTTTACCTAAAAGTACAGCACCAAGTACAACGTCGTCATAATAATAGTTGTTAAAGCCTACTAAGATAGATTTATCATTAACAAGTTTATCAACGTAGGCTTTTAACTCCTCTCTATTGTTGTGTATTACTCGATAATCATTATCGCCCTCTTTAAAAACCATTATCCAGTCATATTTTAAGACCTCTATATCGTACGTGATTATCATAGTAACACCTCCGTACTATTGTAGTGGCGTTACTTTATAATTAGTAAAGTCATTTTTGCTAGTACTTTGTTTTACTATTGCTTGATTTCCCGCTATATCTTTTAATGTTTCAGCTAAAGTCTCAAGACTTGTAAAAGCCTCAGTTGGTAACTCATAACCAAAGTCATAAGCTAATTTAGTGATACCTTTGATACTACGTTCGATAGTCTTTTCAGTAAAGAAATAGTTTACAAATATAAGTCTATCTTTATAGTCTCCGTCCATTACACTAAAGCTAAAACTTATCCAATTAGTGCCTTTATCACTTTTTCTAGCTGTTACATCTTCTAGTAAACAGTTGTACTCTCCGTCGGGTAATTTCTCAAAATCGTCCACCTTGTCGGTAGCTGGGTTAAAACTCTCCATAGTTTTTGTTGCAATACTTAATAAATCGTCCATAATTATTTACTCTCCTTTTCTTTATTATTCATATTTTCTAGCATTTCGCCGATTTCTTTTAAGTCTTTTAAAAACATTTCTCTAGCTTGTCTATCTAACATAGCCTCTTGTTTTTTTATATAATTTCTAAAATCTTTATCAGTTTTGATACATCTAATTGCGTTAATCAGTAATAACACCATTACTGTTATCGCTAATATCCAATAAATAGCTTGTAACATTACTTTTTACCTCCTACATCACTAGCTTTTTTATATTCACGTTTTGACACTCTACTACGTGCTTTTTTTAAATTTTCTCTTAATTGTTGGTTTTCTTCTTCTAGTTTTCTAGTATCCCATTTCATACATATAGCACCAACACCAATAAACAAGATAACCGCTAAAACTAAGATACCAAAGATAAAATCTAATACTCCCATTACTCAGTCGCCTCCGTTTTCTTTACCGCTTTTAAAGTGGTTGTTTTGGTAGGCTCTAAAGTAAAGGCTCCTTTAACGTTTTTTAATATTTCTAATACTTTTTTATCTTTTACATCAGCCTCAGTATAATAGTCTCGTCTATCTACACACATTTGTAAGTAAGTTTGTCCTACTTTTCTACATTTGATAGACATATCACTACGTCCCATACACATATTGTAAAACTTTTGGTCTAGGCTAGGTATTTCGACACTTTGGTTATTTTCGCTCTTTTCAGCAATATGGCTAATAAAGATTACGTTGTATGGTAATTGGTTAAGTCTTACCATTAGTTTTTGCCAAGTATTTCTTACGTCTCGGTGTCCTCTACCGTATGGTACGTCTCCCTCGTCGTCTACATTGTATTTTTTACATACATAATTTTGTAGCATAACTTTAACGTCGTCGACTAAGTCTATAATGATAGTCTCAAAGTCGTGTTTACCCTCCTCGATTTCTTGTAACACTTTTACAAAAGTTTCAAAGTCGTAGATTTCTACACTTGGAGTAGTTACTTTTTTAGCGTTACCGTCAGTATTTAATATTACTGGGTTTGGAAATTGACGAGCCAAGTAAGTTTTACCACTCATACTTTGACCCCATATAAAGAATACTTTAGGTGTAATATCTTTGTCTTTTGGTTTATTCGCTGGCAATAACCCCATTATCAGCCACCTCCTTAATATTGATATTTACTTTTAAGGCTTTAAACTCTTGCTCTTTGTTTACGTATCCTAAATAATTACACATATTTTGAGCCATAGTCTCGTCCTCAAACTCTAAAGCGTGGTTAATATCTAAGGTAACACTTATATTGTAAGTGTTTATACTATCCACATAAACGTATTGCCCGTCTCCTTGTTTATATCCAACTAAATATTTATCCATTATTCGCTTACCTCCTTTTTAGTTGTAATTAAGACATAACCTTTTTTATTTGTAGTTTTTACTGTTTTATAAGCCTCATAAATCGCTGGCTCATTTTCTTTAAGTTTTGCGGTATCTATACTAACTGTATCGTATGATGTAGGAGCTACTTTTGTAATTTTCATACTACCAGTATCAAACGATACGATACCTTTTTCCTCAAATATTTTGTATAAGTCCTCTTTGACTTTTTTATATTCTTTTTCAATATCTTTGTATTGATTTAAAGAGTTTTCCAATACAGCTACTTTATTAGTCATAATAATTAACTCGTTACCGTAAAATACCTCGTTAAATTGCTCCTCAGTAGCCTCCTTATTTTCTTTTAGCATTTCGACAGCTCTTTTAAATGCGATTATACGAGCCTCTATTTTTTCCCATTGGCTTTGGTCTCTATAAATCACATACTCAACGATATTATTTTCGTCAAACTCATAATTGAAATAACTGTCGTCATTTTCTAAGTCATAATCAACACCAGTATAAAAGTCTATCGGTCTTTTATAACCTACAAGTCTAATAGCTGGTTGGTTAAAGGTTTCCATATAAAATTGACATTGTGGGGTATAATAGTCTACATCTAAGTCCTCCCCAAAAGTTTTAACCTCTAACATTGGTACCTCAGCGTGTCTATCTATTCCGTCAGTATTTCCTCTATATCCACGCTCACTATCGACAATAGTATCCTCTAGGTAATTACTGTCGTGTATGCTATTGATGTAGTCTCTAATAATTGGCTCCATTATTTGACCGTATTTAGTAAATTGATTACCTTTAAATGAGTTTGGTATAATACCCGCTTTTTCTCTAGCAAAATCGTAAATGCTTGTACCGTACTTAGCGTTAAGTCCTAAGATAGTAGGTAAATCACTACCACCAACGTATTTATGGCGGTCTATTGTTACGTTAGGGTTACTCATTGTCGCCCTCCTTAGTACCTACCATACTTTTAATAAAGCTAAACTCTTGATTATCACAGTCTAATTTGTTTAATATGCTTTTTTCCATACCAGCTAAGGTAACTAATAAAGCTAGTCTACTACCCTCAACTCCTAAACAAGCCTCTCCGTTTTCTTTTTTATCAATACATATTTTACAAGGCTCATTTATTGCCTCACTTATCATACTGTCTACTTTTTCGACCTTTTCTAATTTTTCCCCCATTTTGTTTAATAAATCTTTTAACATATCTTTAACATCTTTATCCATTTTTTAATTTCTCCTTTTCCCATAAATTATAATTAAAATCTTGTTTACTATCTAAAGCTCTATAAATATCAGCCTCGATAGTATTGTCCGTTACAAACTTATAGGCTGTAACTTTCCTAGTTTGACCGTTACGATAACAACGACCGTAACTTTGGTAAAACTCCGTGTAGCTCTCAGTAGGGCTAAAATAAACTATTATATTAGCGTATGTAAACTCTACCGCCTCGCTACCGCTTTTGTAATTTGCTAGTGTTACAGTATTTTTGATACTATCCCACTCGCTTTTTTTGGGATAATCTTTTACTTTACCATTACATAAGTAAGTTTTTTTACTTATATTTTCTTGTAATAGCTCCAACTCCTCGTCATAGTTGTAAAAAATTATGATGTTATCGTTGGTACTCTCAACAAAGTCCTTTATGTAGTCAATTTTGTTTTTTAAATTTGCGTTAAGTCTAAGACCGTGTCGTAGTTTCATTTGATTATCGTATAGGGTATCGTCATAAATTCTATCTTTTTTTATTACTTTGTATATTGTAGAGGCTTTAAAGTGTATCTCCTCAAATACTAAAGGTGGTAAATCAGTAGCCTCGTCTTTGGATAATCTCCTCGATATAGTTTTCCACATATTTTTTAATTTTGTTTCGTTTCTCCAGCCTAGTATTTCCATATATCCCATATCTAAGGATACGATAGCGTTATTGCGTATAAATGATGTTTTGTTTTTTGTTAGTCCAAACATTTTAAAGTAATTTATACTATCCTCCCAGCCATTAGGTATACACGTAGCACTAAGTAAGATAAAACCACTAGCTATTTTTGTAAGATTATATCCAGCTTTACCCCAAACTCCAGTACTATTTTTAAGTCGGTGGCACTCGTCAAATATTACAAAATAGTCTTTATACTCGCTGTATTTTTTACTTAGCATATTATAGGTACACGTTTCATAATCTATATGTGGGTAGTGTTCCTCTATGGTACGTTGCCAGCCACCCTCGTTTATTTTAGACGCTGGAGCTACTATTAGTAACTTTTTGTCTTTAAAATATGTTTGGTGGTGGTGTAACCCCATAATTGTTTTACCCGTCCCAGTATCCATATCGTAGATGTAATTAGGTTTAACGTGTTTAAAGTACTCGTCTTGATATTTATATAATGTTATCAATTACTTTACTTACGTCCTCAACTTTTCTAGCAACTATACCTATACCTCCAGCGTCGTTAATCATTTTTAAGTTAATATCTTGGAGTGGGCTAGTTTTACCAGTTTCGTTTTTAACCTCTATACCAATAAATCTACCTTTATAACAAGCGATTATATCGGGTACTCCTACTTGGCTAAACTGGTTACCGTGATGTTTAAAATAATATGCTCCTTTTGATTTCAAATAGTTTTTTATTTTATTCTCGATATTTTTTTCTCTCATTTTTTCGACAAACTTTGACAAACCTTTTATAGTATGCTATACTCAAAGTACGATAAATACTTTTAAAAATATACTTTTTAAGACGTTAGTTATTGCGAGTAACTGGCGTCTTTTCTATTTGTTCCTCAAAATCTTCATAAATCATACCAGCAATACTACAAAATAAAATAAATGTGATAAAACCTAGCCAAGTCCAGCCGTATAAATTACCAGTTACCCAGCCGTATATTGTAAGCATAAATATATCGTGTAGTATCATTGATATACAAAATATAAATACAATTAGTTTTATAACATTTACCCATTTAATTTTTAATCTTTTCTTTTTCATATTATCCCTCCGTGTTAGTCGTCCTATTTTCTTCGTGGTACTTTGAAATAATCAATTATAGCGTGTACCTCCGCTTTTTTCTCTTTTCCAAAATCGGTACTTGGAAAATCAGCCTTATTGTATAACTCTTGTACTGTTTTCTCACTCCAGCCCGTCATATTGGAAAATTCTTTAATACCAATAAATTGTATAAGGTTTGCTTTTTCCTTTATTTCGTTTAGACCTTTGACTAACTCTTTTATTTTGTCTAACTCGTCGTCTATATTGGTATCTAGTGCTATATTAACACTCATTTTTTACACCCCCTCTTTTTCAGTTTTACCGTTTAAAACGGTATCGTCGAGTAAAAAATTTATCCTATCGTAGGATATTTTGTATACATCTTCGATACGTTTAATGGTTAATGCGTCGGGGTAAGTATCTCCTCGCTCATAATTAGATAAGGTATCCTTACTAACTCCTATTAGTGTTGACGCCTTTTCTAAAGACCAGCCAAGATTTACTCGTATTGCCCTTAGCGTCAGCTTTTCCATTTGCTACCCTCCTCTCTATTACGCTACTAGCATATCACGGTTTAAACGTTAAGTCAATATGATTTTATAACTTTTTTCGTTTTTTACGTAATTTTTTAAAAAAATTTATAAAAAACTCTTGTTTTAAACGGTAAAGTAGTTTATAATGTAAATGTAGTGTAAAGTACTACAATAAATATGGGGGTTAATTTTATGGGGAGAAATTTTAATTACGATTTAAAAAAAGAGCTTGGAGAGGAGCGTTACGCAAAATTGCATTTTATCATACAAGATTTATCTAAAAAAGAAGATAAAGAAATATATTTTAAATATTTAATTGAGTTTGCCAACAAACATAAACACGATAATTATAATGAAAAGTTTGTCTATAAATATTTAACAAACAAAGTACATTATACATACGAGGTAAAGATATTCCAACAAAATTTAAAATATTATATGGAGCAAAAAGGTAAAAATGTTACCGACTTATCCAACGATTTATCTTTATCTTATTCTACTGTAAACGACTGGTATAATGGTGTAAATTATCCTCGTCCCGATAAAATAAAATTATTAGCTGAGTATTTTAATATATCTACTGGAGATTTAACGGAATTGAAAAAACACCAAGAGGCAAGTAAAAAAGTACCAGTACTAGGAAATATACCAGCTGGTATACCTATCGAGGCTATCGAGTATATAGACGACTACGAGGAGATACCTAGCGACTGGTTTAATAGCGATAAACAATATTTTGCGTTGACTATTAAAGGTAACAGTATGGCTCCTAAATATGAGACACGGAGACGTTGTTATATTTGAGAGATGTACCGACTGTATAAGCGGTCAACATTGTGCTGTTATGGTTGATAGCGAGGTTACATTTAAAAAAATATTGAAAAGTGAGGCGGGTATTATTTTACAGCCTTTAAATGAGGACGAGTATGACCCAGCGTTTTACTCTAATAAACAAATAAAAGAGCTACCAGTAAGAGTATTAGGGGTAGCTAAAGAAATAAGACGTAAATTATTTTAATATAATTTAATATAAAAGCAAAAGGTTAAAGTAAATCAGTTTGGACGACTAACACTTTAACCTTGCAAACAAAATACTTACGTAAATTGTATGTAGTTATTATATCCCATATACCTACTTTTTACAAGTATTTTGTTAAAAAAGGAGGTAATTTTTATGGGAAAAACAAGAACAAGAGGTAACGGAGAGGGTACTATTTTTAAACGTACTATAAAAGGTAAAACTAAATGGGTATGTGAGTATACTTTGGTTTTTAACGACGGGGAACGGTAAAAGAGTTAAAAAGACTATTTACGGTAACAGTCGTACTGAGGTAAAAAACAAACTGGAGAAATTGATAACTCAACTTAATACCGATACTTACGTTAGTAAATCTACGGTAACTATGTATCAATTAGGTAGAGATTATATCGACGAGTTGTATAAACTAAATCGTATTATAGACTGTACTTACCTTAGAAAATTAAATATATTACATCAAATAGACGGTCATTATATAGCTAGAAAAGAGATACAAAAAATAACTGGTAGCGACGTAAAAGATTTTTTATTCTATTTAACAAAATACTCCAATACAACAATAGGTAAAGGTTATGGCTTAGCCAATACTATTTTTAAGATAGCTGTTAAAAAGAATATCGTAAAATACAACTTTTTTGAGGATAACTTTGAGTATCCAAAACCAAAATCGGTAAAACCAAACAAAAAAATAAAAGCCTTTACAGTTCAAGACCAAAAAGATTTTATCGACGTTATATTAAATAGAGAGAAAAAAGTACTATATAAAACTCAGTTTTTATTATCTATGTATTGCGGTCTACGTATGCGGAGAGGTCAACGCTTTATATCTTAGCGATATTGATTTTGATAAAAAATGTATTAACATCTCTCGTACTTTAACAAAAGATGTAAACGACCGTACTATTATGGGTACAACTACAAAAACCTACGCTGGTACTCGTACTGTTTATTTTAATGAGGAAATAGAAAAAGTACTAAAAGAGCATATCGCCCAAAATAATATCGAGGGTTTGATGTTTACACATAAAAATACTAACTCGTTTGTTAGTACTAGCCAAGTTAATATGGCATTTAAAAGACTTTGTCAAAAATATAATATAAATTTAGGTTATGATGTAAACCAGCACCAGCTACGCCATACTTTCGCTACTAGATGTATTGAGGCTGGTATGCCAGCAAACGTATTGCAAAAAATACTAGGTCATACGGATATAAAGACAACTCTTGATACTTATTGTGATGTATTTAATGAGTTTGAAAAACAACACCGAGACAATACTTTTGATTATTTAAAAGCTCAAAATTTATTATTAAATGTATAAAAAAGTTACAGTCGTAGTTACAGTCGCACCAATACTTTTTAAAATACTCTGTATACATTTGAAAATTAAGAAAATTATAAAAACCTTGAAAATACTAGCTTTCAAGGTACAATAAAAAGTAGGTAAAAGTACCTACTTTTTAATTTTTTGGTTGCGGGGGTAAGACTCGAACTTACGACCTTCGGGTTATGAGTGCATTAAGGCACTTTTTATATGTTTTTATATATTACTATAAACTACTACAGCTTCAACGCATATAACGGATATAACTACTATATTTTTATATACTTTTTCATAACTTATTATAAATTCCGTCACTTTTTCGTCACTCTTTTGTGACATTAATGCACAAGCAATTATTTATTGTTTATTTTCAATATTACTTTTTTAATCCAATATACATTAACCTTATATATTAAGCCTTTTCTTATATTTATCCGTAATAAGTTATCCTACTCTACTTTTCAAAAAGATATATATGATTTTCATAATTTTTTTATTTGTATAAATTTATATTAATATTTTTATAATCTTATTTTTTTATTTATTTTACTATTTCCTTTTATTTAAATTAAACTAAAAAATGGAGTAATAATTTACTCCATTTTTATATCCTCCTTTGTAATTTTTATAATTAGAGTATATTTGCGTTAAATTGTCCTACCGCTTTAGACAAATCTATTTTTCAAAAGAGGTATTTCTTAAAGACCTGCTAATTCTCTTTTGCTGATTAATTTTATATTGTTTTTTTCATCGATATTTATAATATAATAATTTTCATCTAATTCTTTATATGATTCTATTTTATTTCCGTCACTTGTTTTTAGCCCTTCTAATTCCAATTTTAATATTTCAGCTGTTTCTCCCACAGAAAGTATTTTATCATTAATTATATCATAATGGTAAGAAAAATAGTTTAATCCTCCACCTGTTGCTGGAATTACTGAACCACCTTCTGGAACAGTTGAAAAAACATATATTACTAAAATATTATTATCTATACTATATTTATAATCATATATAGACCCTTTATCCATAGCTGTTTTATCTGTTTCAGCATGGCATACTACATCTGCATATGTGAATGGTAAAACTTCATTTAATATTTTTAAATTAAGTTTTTCAATTGTATCTGTATTTCCAACTACTTTAGGTAATTTCACTTTAAACAATCTATAGTATCCATCTACATAATTTACAGCATCTTCAACCGTAATTGTAGCAGTATTATTAGTTTGTTCATTATTTTTTATAGAATTTACTTCTGTATTATTTATACTTGCATTTGGAGTATATATCTCTTTATTTTCTAGGTTATTAATAGGCATTACTTTATAATAATATACTATTCCTATAATTGCTAATACCAACATAATAATTATAAATATGCATATTACTGTTCCTAAACTTACTTTAATTTCTTTTTTTCCTTCCATTTTTATCCCCCTTTTTCATTCGTATTTTATTTAATACTTATTAAGTATATCATATTAAACTTTTTTTGCAACTATTTTTAAATATTGTATGATTCGCTTTTTGATAATATAGATATAAAGAACTAATTATAAAAATTAGCCCTTTTACTTTTTTATAAAATTTCTGGAACTAAGCCTTCACTAAATACGAATTAACTCCCCCCTATTTATATTTGTGAAAGTAATGAATTTCATTTTGCTATATTATAATAATATTATTTATTCCTTTACTTATATAATAAATATTTTTTTATATATAAAATGAAGTTCACAAGTTTCACTTTCTTATAGGTAAAATATATATCCTTCCATTTCTTGTTTTTTCTCTGGAAACAATTTCTGGATATTTATTCATTATCTTCGTTACTGCTCTTCCTATTAGGGTTGCTGAACTTTTATTGTCAAATATTTTTTCATTTAATTCAGTGGTTGTCCATTTTTCTCTTATTTGACTGTCAAAATTCATTTTTAATGTAATTTCTTCTTCGCAAGGAACAAATTCAGAATAGTCATTATTTCTTTTATCTAACTCCAATCTTTCTTCTATAGTAAGTCTGAATCCTTGCGGAGTATCTTTTATTTCATTGTAAGCTTGTATCCAAAGTTGTTTTATCCATTCTGAACCTAGTCTTTCTAATCTTTCATTATCAATTTTATCTACAGGAACTGTCCAATATCTCCTGTTACCTGTATCATCTACTAAGAATTCATCTGGATTTACAGATGCAACGAAGCTTGTTTGTCTAGGTTTTTTAGTACTCTTTCTTGCATATGGGAGTCTAACTTCATCCATTGTATTTGTTAGAAAAGCTTTTAAAGCAGATTGCCTTTTCTTTAAAGTAGAATCAATTTCTCCGCAGTTCTACTATCCATCCTTTTGATGCTTCGATTACAGAATCTTTAACATTTAAATCTATTACTGCTCCCTCTTTAAACCACGCTGGATATAGTGCCAATCCCCTAATAAGCCTTGTTTTTCCGACATCCTTGTCTACCTTGAAGTACAAGCACTCCATCTATACCAAATGGTTTTTCACTATCATTAAATGCTATCATAGTTGTTTGCTGAAACCACTTGCGTACTAGTATTTTTGAAAACGCATCATTTGATATACCCATAATTTCAAATAATACCGGAAACCTATCTATTCCATCCCATTTATTCATAGTAAGCATTTCTTTTACAGGATTATATCTATTAGAATCAGATAATAATAGAATTTCATTCCTTATATCTTTATCTGTATATCTAATTTCATTATTTATACAGATATCACTAATAATAGCAGGAAGAATATCCTCAGCTGATTCATTAGAATATTTTGATGGTAATCCTTTAATTTCAGCTTCCTTAGTTATCTCATTATATTTTATAGTGATTCCCATCTCTTTTAATATATTTTTCATGATGTCTAAATTAATATGTTGTTTAATATAAATAGATATATCAAAACATTCTTTTAGTTCTTCAAGTATCTCTATGGTTTTTTCCTTTCCATATCTATTTAGAACATCAGAAATATCTTCTTTGTCTTTTAAATCTATAATTTTATTTGCTAAATTTAATATTTTAACGTCTTTAGATATTCCTTTTAATGCTTTATATACATTTTGAGCATATTTATTACCAGCAATATCATTATCTGGTATAATATATACTTTTTTATTTTCTAAAAATTTTGTATATTCTTCTTTATGCTTATTAAATCCTGATGCTCCACCTACAGTTGTAGTAGCAACTAGTCCTATTTTATTAAGATTATCTGCATCTTTTTCTCCTTCTACAAAATATACTACATCAGATTTTATTACGTTTGGCAGATTATATAATACATATCTTACTCCTGCCATTTTATATACCCATTCTCCATTCACACATTTTGCTTGCATAAAATTTTTAGGTTCAAACCTCATAACTTTATACAAAGGTTTCCATTCTTCATCTTGATAAATATATTCTGCTACTAATTGCGTTTTTTGTTGAACATTATTAAATAAATCTTTTTCAGTTAACCCAACAGAAGAAAGCACTTGTTGAGTTGTACAACCTGCATGACAATAAACTAATATTTTATTATTTTCTTCTGTTATTGTTAAAGAAGATTTCTTGTCTGCATGACTTTTACATAAACATTGATACGATTTGTCCCCTATTTTTTTAACTTTTTCAAATCTATTAATTATTTCATCTATGTGCATATTCAAGCCCTCCTATCTCAATATCATTATGCCTATCCAAAATCCAATGTTCTATCACATTTAAGTCGAAATGATAAACTGCTCCAATTCTGAAGTAAGGTATTTCATTGTTATATATAAGCTTTCTAATCATGCTAACACTGCAATTTAATAATTCTGATAATTCTTTAATATTTAAAATTTTTTTACTGTTTTGCATATTTATTTCTCCTTTCTTTTATTACCTCTAATATTTTCCTTTTTTCTTCCTTTGTTAATTCTCTTCGATTTAGCATTTTACTTAATGTTCCGTTCATGCATTGATAATAAACTTGCTAATTCAAATTGTTTTAAATTTGCTTTAAACATTTCCATTTTGATATCTCTGTTCATTTTTTTACTCCTTTTAATTAAATATTTTTATTAGTTTTGCAAAACCATTGACAATAAAACAACAATGTTGTATTATTGCATTAGTTATCAGATGTATTTTATTTTTATCTGATTACTAATATAATTTTAACAAAAATGTTTTTCTCTATCTATAACGGATATAGTAACTTTTTTTATCTTTTTTTAGAAAAGTCTAAACATCATCTATATCAATATTTATAGCTTGAAAAAATTTTTTAAATAAACTATATTTTTTAAGTTTGTTTGATAACTAAGGAGGATTTTTATGCAAATTAGTTTTTGCAAGGATAAAAAAGAAGAAATATTTAATGGAAAAAAATATCCTATTGGTACAACATTTATTAATATAATGAATCAAATGTCTAATTTAACGAATAATCACAACTTTGTATTAGAAACTTATAAAAATACTGATTTTTGTGAAGCACAATTAGAAATAATGAAAGAATTAATAAATGAAAAAGTATTGTATTGTTTGGGTATACCAAATCAGGAAAATCAAACTCTGTCTTCTCTAGAAATACAAATTGAAAATGAAATATTAACATACTCTGATTTTAAAGATTTAGTATTATTTATTAGATATTTAGATTTATTTATAACAATTGAATCAACTAACCATTTTAATAAAATCAACGAAAAAGCAAAATTATATTTTTCATTAAATTATGAAATTCCTAATCCTACAATAATTGATAATGAGTTATTGAATAAATATAAGCACCATAATATAAATTTCTATAAAAATAATTCTTTTTACAATTTAAATGAATTTTATACTTCAGTTTGTATTTCTGAAGAACAATTTATAAAAGCAATAGGAAAATCTTCTAATATAGTTCATCAATATGAATGCAAAAATTTTATACAAGTATTATTAGCTTCATATTTATACATTTTAGACAATCAAATACATCTAAAAAAATGTAAAAATTGCGGAAGGTTTTTTATTGCCAAAAATGCCAATAGGCAATATTGTGATAATATAAGACCTCAAACAATAAATGAAACTAAGAAAGAATATTTAAGTAAAAAAATGACTTGTAAGGAATTTAATAAAAAAATTCTTACAGCTAAACCTAAAACAGCAGTAGACAATGCAATAAGATGCGTAACATTGCGTATTCAAAAGCGAATAAGAAACCAAATAGAAACAAAAGAATATTTAAAGGAATGGAAACATTTAATTAAATCAAACCGAAAATATTACCCAAATGATAAAGATTATATAAATTGGTTAAAATATGAAAGTGATATTCATCAAATAAGGAGGCGTAAAACAAATGGCAGTAAAGGAACTAATAAAAAATAAGAAATACAAAATTGATATTCCAATAGGATATAACGGAAACAAAAGAATTCGTCATACTGAAACTTTTCATGGTGGAAAAAAAGAAGCGGTATTAAGAGAAAATGAACTAAAGCTAAGCATTAAAAATAATACATACATAAATAAAAACAAAATTACTATGGAACAATTATTAAATGAGTGGCTAGAATATTCTAAACCTATATGGTCTCCTAAAACTTATGTATCTAATAGACATTGGGTTGATAACATTAATAAAAGCATTGGTCATATTCATATTAAAGACTTAAATGTTAAAATATTAGAAGATTTTTATAATGAATTAAGGACAACTACAAAATATTCTGATAAAACTATACAACATCATTATACTATAATTTCAACTGCATTAAATAAAGCAGTAATATGGGGATATATTTTAAATAATCCAAACACAAGAATTGAAAAACCTAAAATTAAGAAAAAAGAAATACAATGTTATTCTCCTGAAGAAGTAGAACAATTAATTGTTGCTTTACAAAGTGAATGTTTGAAATATCAAGCACTTATTATGCTTGCATTAGATACAGGAGCAAGACGTGGAGAAATAACAGGTTTAACATGGTCTGATATTGATTTTAATAAATCTACTATTAATATAAACAAAACTACTCAATATACAAAAGAATTAGGAATATTTGAAAAAAGTACAAAAACATCTACGAGTAATAGAATTATATATATTTCTAAAACTACTTTAAATATTTTGAAGAAATATCAGAAAGAACAATTAGAAAATAAAATGAAATTAGGAGATAAATGGGGTAATAGCAAAAGAGTTTTTACGACTGATTTTGGAGCAGATATGCATCCTGACACTCCTTCTCAAATATTTGAAAGAATAATTAAGCGTCATCATTTAAAAAGAATCTCCCTGCATTCGCTTAGGCACACATCGATTTCGCTACTTATTTCTAGCGGAATACAAGCACAAATTATTAGTAGAAGAGCAGGACATTCTAATGTGACAGTAACTCATAGTATTTATAGTCATTTCTTTGATGATGAATTTAAAGATGTAGCAAATAAAATGGATACTATTCTGTCAGGAGGTATTATATGAAAAAAAGATATATTAATACTGTTATATTTGTCTCATTTGTTATACTTATACTTCTTATACTTATGTTATTATTTAACGAATCAACTTTAATAATTACTATGGGAAGCATTCTAATTCCTGTTGCAATAACTTTTTTAGTCGAATATGATAATAGAAAAAAGGAATTATTAAAAAACTTTTATTTACCTTTATTTCTATATATACGTACATATTTAGATATTTTAAGTGCAGATGATAACCAACTAAAAATGGGTAAAAAACATGATTTAATTGATAAAATAAGCAATGATTTATATTCTTTTTTATATGACCATGCAAACAATATCTCTGATGAACTAGAACCTATATTTAATACACAACATTTTTATAGATATTTTAATACCAATGAATTTCAAAGAAACTATAATTTAGTAAGATTAGCTCCCATTCTCTTAACTGAATATATTGAATTATATAGTATTCTACATATAGAACAATTTTTTAAGTTAAATTTAAATCCTAATAACTTAAAAATAGAATTACGACTTTTATGTGTAACTTATGTACAAATTTTTATTTTAAAAATAAGTATGGAAAATGACTATATTTCTTCAATTTATGAAACTGTAGAGCTCCATAAACAAACATTAAATAATGAAGATATAGTTCTTAGATATGTAGATATTTCTAAATATCTATTTAAAAATAACACGAATCAATCAAATTATACTGAATTAGAACATTTTCTAAAAAATAAATATAATATTAATTTTAAATTACCTACAAAATAAACATCCTAGTTTTATTTAATGTAAAAGATGACAAGTTACATTATCATCTTTTTATAATTTACTTAGATTTTAATTTATGCATTTCTATAGTGAATTCTGCAGAAGTTATTTCATTGTTCCTATATTTATTTACTAATACGGCTACATCTTTTTTATTTGTATTATTTATAATATCGTTGCAAAGCAAATTAATATGCTCTTCTATTGATTTTACTCTTTGTTTATCTATTTCCTCTTTTGTTCTATAATCACAAGGAAATGGCGTATTTCTTTCTCTTGCCGGAATTACCATATTCATATTCACTTTATCATTATATTCGAAATCATTAGCAAAACTCATTATATCTAAGTTTTCTGATTTTCCATGTGGTTCAAATTCAAACTCGAAACCTAATGGATATAACTCTAAACTTGCTACTGTTTTCATTTCTGACATCCTAATATTTCCTATAACATTAATTCCACTCCAAGCAACTTTTTTAGTTTTTAGTATGTACATACTAATTCTATATTTACTTGTATCTAAAGATTTATTATCTCTTTTCAAAATAAAATTCATTAGTTCTGGATTATCTTTTATTGTTTCTTCTGGAAAAGTTGATGCAAACATACTTACAACTTGTTTAACAAATCTCAATGGATATATTTCTTTAAAATTCAACTTTAATCCAATAATGTTATTTATATCCTTGTCACTAATATATTCTAAAATTGAATTAGATATTTTTATATATTCATTTGCATACCATTTACCTGTAATATTATTACACTCTTCACATAACGAATGGATTCCTATACCTTTTTGCTCATACGTATATTGCATATCCTTATATTCCCATGGTTTTATTGTTCCAGTTACTTGTTTCATAACTTCATCTCCAGAATATATTTTTGCTCTGCTATTGTTACAAGCTTTTTTAGGTGGCAAATGCTCAAATGTTAAATCTTTAAATTCTCCACATATATGACATATTCCCTTTTCCATACAAACCTCCATTTTTTTGTATTATATCACATTTTAAAATTCCATCACTTTTTAAATTAACAAGTCATAAAAAATTGCTATTTCTGTTTGCTTAGACAAAGCTCTAACCTATTATATTTATGTTATCTATAATTATTATATACCATAAAAATAAAAATTTATATCTTGACCTTCGTATTTTAGTTTATAGCGTTTTTATCTATTAAGATATAAAGTTATATTATTTTAATAGCTAAATTCTTCTATGAAATTTCTCGGAGGTCTAGCATACATATTTTTTAGATTTATTAATAGCTATTTTCTTGTTGTTATATATAATCGAATTATGTCGGATAATAATATATTATAGGTTATTGATATTTAAATTTATTTATTATATTATATTTATAATTAAGCATAATAAGGAGGTTATATTATGGCTCTAAAAACATGTCCTGAATGTGGATATAAAACTGAATTAAAACGAAGACAATGTCCAAATTGTGGTAATCGTGATTTTGATAAAGAAAGTACTTATCAAACAAATAACGAAGAGCAAGCAAAAAAAATTACTTATAAATCAGAACAATCAAATAATTTTTTTTATAAATCAGATTCAAAAGCAATAGAAAATGATAACTATAAAAACGAAATTGCATGTAAATTAAAAGATTGGGCTGATGGATTATTTGTTGTCTCTATTATTATTGGAATAATACTTATAATAATTTTTTTAGCATCATTAGAAGATTTTTCAAGTGAATATGAAAAAATACATAATTATTCTAATCTTTATTATGGAATATTATTTATAATTATTGCACCAATAGAAAAATTGTTACTACATGCAAAAGCTGAGCAAATAGAATTATTACATCAAATAAATAATAAAATGAAAGATTAATTTATATTTCTATTTGATATATTTTAATTAATGTTAAAACCCCAAAATTATTTTCTGGGGTTTTATTATATATAATATTTTACAAGTCAAATTTTTTGATTTTTTTGACTTATAGTTTTTTATAAGTTAAATTTTTTGATTTTTTTGACTTATAATTTTTCATAGGTCAAATTTTTTGATTTTTTTGACCTATGTTTTTATGAGTTGAATTTTTTGATTTTTTTAACTTATAAATTTTCATTTTAAAAATAAATCTGTATACTTTTGGAACTTGAAGATTTGATTCCTAGTATATCCTGTTGTTTCAATTATAATCTCTTTATCCATAAAATTATTAATTATATTTTTTATTGTACTTTCTTTAATACCAGTTAATTCCGATAATTTTTTACGATTAATAGCAGGCTCATTATATAAAACTTCTAAGACCTTTTTCGCATTCTCTGGTTTTACAGACATATTCATAATCTCTTTATTCATTTCTCTTGTAAATTCAACTACTTTTTTAAATTTTTCTTTAGCTGTTTTTGATGTTTCTATTATAGCTTCTAAGAAAAATTTAATCCATCCAATTATATCATTCTGTGTTCTTACTCTTGTTAAAGTATCATAGTATGTATCTTTATTTTTCTCAATATAATCAGAAATATACAAACAAGGTTTGTCCAACATTCCTTTACTTTGAATATATAATGGTATTAATAATCTACCTATTCTTCCATTACCATCTTGAAAAGGATGAATTGATTCAAATTGATAGTGTATTATAGCAATCTTAATTAAATCTGGTGTATCAATTTCATCATTATTAATAAACTTTTCAAAATCAGTTAAGCAATCTGCCATTTCTGTATGTGGTGGTGGAACATATACTGCTGTACTTGGCATACTTCCTCCAATCCAGTTTTGAGATGTTCTAAATTCTCCTGGAGTTTTCTTTTCTCCTCTTACTCCGCTCATTAAAATTTTATGCATTTCTCTTATTAATCTTGTACATACAGGAAAACCATTTTTTATCTTTTCAACACCATAATTAGTTGCTTTTACATAATTTTGAACTTCTTGCCAATCATCTCTTTTTTCAGGATTAATATCTGTTATATCTAAAAAATCTTCATCAACAGTTGTTCTTGTTCCTTCGATTCTACTTGATTTATTTGCTTCTATTTTAACATGCATTTTAATATATAACTCTACATTTGGTATTAATAATGAATAGGCATTTAATTCTCCTATTTGGCGGTCTGCTTCCGATAAAAGTTTATTTAATTTTGTATCAGACCATTCCCAATTATAATTAATCTTGCTAGGAATAAATGCTTTATAACCCTTCATTTGTACATGTTTTCCCGACTCATATTCTTCTAATTTCATTAAGTTGCTCCTTTCAATTCTTAATTATCTACTTTGTATTCTTATTTATCTTTTATGACCATAAAATTTTTTGTTTTTCTACTTCCAATTTTGCCAAAATTTTTAATGTTTCCATTTTCAGTTATATCTATTCAAACATACTATATCATATTTTCTATTTTTACTCAATAAATCTGCTAATTTTCGAAATTTTTATTTCTTTCATTTTCTAGTTTGCCTCATACATCATAAAAATAATCCTAAAACTTTCGTCACTTTTTCGTCACTTTTTCACAAATACAAAAAACAACCAAACCTTGAAAGGCTTGGTATTTATGGTTGCGGGGGATAGACTCGAACTATCGACCTTCGGGTTATGAGCCCGACGAGCTGCCAACTGCTCCACCCCGCGATATTTAAATTACTGTATTAGTATACTCTTATTATGCTTATTTGTCAATACTTTGAGTAAAATTTGTTGTAATTCCCACCTGTTTTAATATAATTTTGAAGTTGCGGGTCGCCCTGGAGTGCGACCCCTACATGATAATATTTATTGACTACCCTTATATTTTATGCATTTTTTTCATATTTATTCCATTTTTATAAACTATTTATTGTCGGTATTCTCAATATCTCCCCTGCATATATCAAGTTCGGATTTGCTATGTCATTTAATTCTACTATACTTTCTATACTTACATCAAATTCTTGTGAAATTGCAGTTAATGTGTCTCCTCTTTGCACTATATATAACTTATGACTTGTGTCATTTATATCCGTTGTTTCTAAATTATTTGGCACTTCTATTCTTTGCCCTACATATATAAGATTTGGATTTGGTATATTGTTTATTCTTGCTAAATACTGGTATGATGTATTATATTCAGCTGCAATTTGGCTTAATGTATCTCCCCTCTTTACTATTATTTCTCTTGTATTTTCTATTGGTTCTGGGGTTGTATCTGTTGGTACTGAGCTATTGTCTTCTAATAATATTCCATCTGTAAAATAGTCTCTATCTACATTTCCGTCTATTCCATCTATCCTTCCGCTATCGGTATATTGAAAGCCTACCCATGTGCTCCAGTTTCCATCTCTTGGCTCTGTTACATCATAATCCGCTACCCAAATTGGATATTCTTCCGCTAGTTCTTCATTAAATGTAAATCTTGCATTATATGCATCACTGTAAATTACTGTTTCCTTACCACTTAATCTTTTTACTTCATCTAAAAAAGCTTTTGAAATGTCGTTTATTTCTTGCCTGCTTAATTCTCCGAAACTTTCAAAATCCATTGCTAATCTACAGTCTACTTGTAGTCCCTTAATTACAGATATAAAAAATTCTGCCTCTTCTAATGCTTCCGCTTCTGTCCTTGCTGTTAGATAATGATAAAATCCTACCTTTATCCCATTATCTTTTGCCCCTTCGTAATTTCTTAAATAATATGGGTCTTTATATCCGTTTCCTTCACTTGCTCTTATGTACACAACTTCTATGCCTGATTCATAAACCTCTGCAAAATCAATTTCTCCTTGCCATTCGCTTACATCAATTCCATCATATCTGACGGTTGAAGATGCTGGAAATGCCTGAACTTCAAAGCTAAAACAAAACAAGAAAAAAACTAAAAATATGGTTAATACTTTCTTCATCTCTACCTCCCATTTCCTTATAAATTTTTAATTATTCAATGTGCTTTTTAGTAATTCCTTCGAAGTGCGGGCGGATATGGAAATCCGCCCCTACAATTTTTAATAAATTACTCACATCATTTCTTTATAAATTATATTAATTTGTGTTTATTTTATGCATGATTTGAATATTTTGCACAAATATGGTAAAATAGTAGCCTAGGGGGAATTTAAATGAATTTATTTAATGAAATTTTTAATTTTATTATATCTAAATCAATTATAGAATATGGATTTGCACTAGCGATAATTATCGTTTTTAAAATTTTAAGTCCAATTATTGCATATATTTTTATTAAGATGTTTCATTTAAAAGAAAAAAATAAACAAAAAATTAAGCAACATGCTTTTTATAAACCTTTAAAATCTTTGATAGTTATCCTAGGTATTTATATAGCATTAAGAACCTTACAAATACCTGAAAATATAAGTATATACATATCAAAAATTCTCAGAATTTGTATTATAATTTTATTTGCCAAAGGTTTTGCAAATGTATTTGATACTTCTTCGGGAAGTTATGAGAAAATTAGAGAAAAGCTTAAATTTACAGGAAATGAAGCATTAATTAATTTTGTAAGTAGAATAGTAAAATTTTTAATTTATGTAATTGCAGGATTTATTATTGTAAGTGAATTTGGTTATGATTTAAATGGATTAGCAACCGGTCTTGGTCTTTCAAGTGTTGTTATTGCCCTTGCTGCACAAGATTTAGCTAAAAGTATTATTGCTGGTTTTTCCATACTTACAGATAAACCATTTGAAATTGGAGATTATATAGAAACAAATAATTTTGCAGGTACAGTTGAAGATATAACTTTTAGAACCACTAGGATAAGAGATATAAATAATCAAGTTATAGTAATTACAAATAATCAAATTGCAGATGCAAATATAGTTAATGGAAGTAAAAGAGAAAAAAGAAGATATAACTTAATATTAACATTAGATTTAGCTACTCCACTTGAAAAAGTATCTGAACTTACTGAACGAATGAAACTATGCTTGACAACACATGAAAATATTGAACGAGAAAGTGTTAGAGTTCTTTTTGACACTATTTCTGAAAATGGCTTAAATATTTCTATTCATTTTTATACAGATATAGTTGACTATGTAGAATTTTTAAAATTTAAAGAAATTATAAATTACACATTATTAGAAATAGTAAAAAATAATAATATAGAATTAGCTTATAACTCACAAACTATTTATTTAAAGAAGGATTGATATATGTTAAAAAGTTGTAGACTATGTCCTCATAATTGTAATGTAAATAGGACAAATGGACAAATTGGTCGTTGTAAAAGTACAGATAAAGTAAAAATAGCATTAGCATCACTGCATCACTTTGAAGAGCCTTGTATTAGTGGAAAAGATGGTTCTGGTACCATCTTTTTTTCAAATTGTAATTTAAACTGTGTTTACTGTCAAAATTATAAAATAAGCCAACAAGGAACAGGACAAGAAATATCTATTGAAGAACTTGCAGAAACCTTTATAATTCAGCAAAACAAGCATGCAGAAAATATTAATTTAGTAACACCTACAATGTATGTCCCACAAATAATAGAAGCAATTAAGCTTGCTAGAAAATATGGGCTTAATTTACCAATTATTTATAATACAAATTCATATGAAAATATTGAAACCATAAAAATGTTAAAAGGTTATATAGATGTATATTTACCAGATTTAAAATATTATGATAATTCACTTTCTAAAAAATACTCTAAAATCGATAACTATTTTGAAGTAGCAACTAAAGCAATTTTAGAAATGTATTATCAGGTAGGATTACCAAAATTTAATGAACATGGTGTAATAAAATCTGGTATTATAATTAGACATTTAATTTTGCCAAATAATTTAGAAAATACAAAAAAAATATTGATTTGGATAAAAGAAAATTTACCGAAAAATATATATGTAAGTATTATGGCTCAATACTTCCCTACTTATAAAGCGCATGAATATTCTGAAATAAATAGAAAACTTAATAAAGAAGAACACAAACAAATATCAGATTTTCTTGAAGAACTTAATTTAGAAAATGGATATTTTCAAGACCTTGAGGACAATGAAGAACAATATGTACCTAATTTTTAAAATAAACAAAAAATAGCTGTCGACATTAATTTATCGACAGCTTTATTTTTGATTGTTTTATTGAAATTAAACTAATTCAACAACTGCTCCTGCTTCTGTGAATTTAGCTTTCATTTCTTCAGCTTCTTCTTTAGAAACTCCTTCTTTAACTGTTTTAGGTGCTCCATCAACTAAATCT